CTACCCCGAAACAGATTCGAGTGGCGCCACCTCTTCTCTGCGGATTGGAATGTCCTTCGGTGCGTCCAGTCCAATTCGCACTACGCCGTTCTTCAGGTCGACGATGGTAATCACGATCAATCCATCGGCGATGACAATCTTCTGCTCACGCTTGCGGGACAGTACCAACATCCTGAGACTCCTTCTCTCCATGGTATGGTGGTGACACAGTGTCACCTACTACGAGTCGCCATTGCGCGCCGAGCGCCAGGGCGAGTGTATCGAGTTGCTGATCTCCAAGCCGGCGGCCTCGTCGGCCGTGAATCCAGTCGAATAGTGTGCTGTGTGCGATCCCAGTAGCGGCGGCAATCGTTCGCACGCCGTACTTTCTGATTAGCGGTGAAAGCTGATCGCGGATCGGGTTCACTGCGACTGCGGTGTCCATGATTTCTTCAAGTCGACGCAGGTTCATTGACCTCGGCCTCCAAGCAATCAGGGCAAACGCCATCGGTCACCGGCTTGGCTCGCGAGCAGTCCGAGCAAATGCCCCATCCGCACGCGGCAAGGGCATCCTTGGCCGCTCGGTAGTTGGTCAGACTGACTGGCCATGTTCCGCCGTTTGGCTTCCCACGGCCTCCTGTGGCGTCCTCAACGATCGCCGCCAAGGCAGTGACCATAGAGTCGTGAGCATTTACGGCAGCCACGATTGTGGCCATGGCTTCGCTGTCGATTCCGGAGCCATCCTCCACATATCCGTCGTCCGGAGCCCTCCAGTTGGCGACGATTTCCCCGGCGGCGTCTCTGATTTCGTCTCGTTCGATCTTCCACGGTAGTGGGTGTGGGTGCATGTTGTCCTTCCTATCTGATGTTCTTGGCCAGTTCATCCAACTTCAGGGAAACCTTGGCCGTGGCGTTTTCGTCTGGGAGACGCTGCTCATAGCATACTTCCAGATGGGCCACCATTTGCTTGCATCCTGCTGGAAACGCCAAGGCGAGTAGCAGCAAGTAACGCATGCGATTGCTCCTTGTTGTAACGGTCAACATGCTCACCCAGGTGTGGCACAGTGTCACACCTGAGTGGACGGTTGATCGTCACGAGCCAACGTGCGGAATGGCCACACCGCTTCTGCAATCCAGAACGACGGCAAGTTGTCCCTTCGGTGGCTCGAATGTTGCCGAGTTGTAGATGCGTGCAGTTGCGCTGTTCTCGCAGGCCGTGACCTGGCTGTTCTCGTAGGCCGTGACCTGGCTGGAGCCGTAGGCCTTGACCTGGCTGGAGTCGCAGGCCGTGACCTGGCTGTTCTCGTAGGCCGTGACCTGGCTGGAGCCGTAGGCCGTGACCTGGCTGTTCTCGTAGGCCGTGACCTGGCTGGAGCCGTAGGCCTTGACCTGGCTGTTCTCGCAGGCCGTGACCTGGCTGGAGCCGTAGGCCCAGAACACTCCCTTGGTGACCTTTCTTTCCCCGTCGCGTATCACCCGTGCTGCAATCCAGTCGGCCAGCGCCTCGCGTGCTCGCTTCTCGATCGCGTCAGTAGGGCATCCTGACTGGTATTTCAGCCACTCCGGATAATCCTCCTGGTCTACGCGGAATGTCCACTCGTCCGCGGGCGCGTCAAAACGATTTTCGGGTGGAGTGATCTCGACGCGGACAATGTTGGGACCACCCACGCCGTCAGCATGCAGACCGTGTTCCTCGATGATGTCCTCGTGGGAATCACTGGTCATGGACCAGAAGACGCGGTCCTTGGTAAGCACGAACGATGCCGGTTCACACATAACGGTTTCTCCATGTGGTTGGACAACGGAAACGGTCAACATCCCCTGCCATGTGACACAGGGTCACATAGCAGGAGGGTTGATCGTCGGGTGACACAGTGTCACCTTAGGCGTAGACCAATGCTTCAGGGTTGGCGATTGGCCGTCCGGATTGGCTGGCGATCTGCTCGCACTGCTGACGGCGAACCTGCGCGTTCGGGTGGCTCACAGAGGTGACCACTCGCCCCCGCTGGTCGACGAGAATCACGGTCACTCGCATGCACCGGACTGTCAAGAATTCACACTGAGGCATGATAGTTCCTTGGTGAAGGTGTGAAACAGTGTCACATTGTAGGCAGTATGAGACCAGGCGTCAATGGGGAGTAGTGGCTTTGGCGATGGCATTGCGGAACATGCGACAAAGAGGGCCGTCGCAGTCCCGATCATGATTGAACCGGCTTCGCTGTGGGCAGTTGGCAACGTAGAATTGTGCCGCCGCCAGCAGTTCCGCGTGCTCTTCCACCACCTCGTTGTGCTCCTCTCTGAGCTTGCGAGATTCTCGTTTGCCGATGTTGTGGTCGGGCCAAAGCCAAGATTGTGCGGGCATGTTCTCACCTCGTTGGCTAGTAGCGACGTTCGATCTTCCGCAGGGCCTTCACGTCCTTCTTGAGCCCCTCGGCGTTCCATTGGCGGTCGATAATGCCATTCTCGACGAGGGCGACCAAGATTCCCTTGGCCAAGCGGTAAGGCAAGGCGTCGTCTTGGGTCACGCGGTTGACCTCGTCAGCGGTCATCTTGTCGAACACCTCCATTCCCTTCTGCTCCAGGTCATCCGCACACTTGCGGCAAACCTCGTGGAGGTAGCTTTTGAATTCTCGGCGGTTCATGGTCTTTACTCCTTGGTAGGATTACTTACGGCGAGTGTCGTCGGCGATCGATTGAAGCATGAATTCCAGTTCAAACGGCTCGATGTGAGGCATGACGCCCTTGCGTTGGAGCCATTTGGCAAGGTCTTCGCAGGCGTCAACGGTCTCGTCTCGGTCCTGCGATTCGATTGCGTCCACGATCCGTTTCCAGCATGCGGTGGGGTCCATGGTTTGGCTCCTTAGCGAATGATTTTGTGTACGAGTTCGCCGCTGCACAACTCAACCCGTGTAGATCCCGGATGGATCTCGATGATGTAGTCGGGATCTTGATTTGATGGGTGGATAAACACCCTCCAGCACCCGTCGCCACGTTCGATCAACACGTCCGGGGAATCCTCGTGTTTCTCTCCTCCAAGGCAGACACGGAGCCCTTCTTCGTAGTACAGGTGCAGTGGCACGTTGGCCGTGTGGTCGTAATCGTCTTCCCGGAAGGTAGGAATCTCGATCTTGGTCATCGCTAGGCTCCTTGTGTCATTGGCTTGGCTGGTCGGAGTGACCGGCCCACATGCCCGGCCCAGAAGTGACACAGTGTCACTTCTGGAGCGGACGGTGGGTCGCATCAGGCGTTTGCGAGTGCAGGTTGTTCGGCGATCGGTTTCAACTCGGCTCCGAAGACCATGCAGCACACGACGGGATCGTCTCCGTGGTTCTTGTCCCACCATTCTGGCGCGACGTCTGGTTCGACGTAGACGCCCAGATATCCATCCTCAATGAAGTATCCGCGGACGACGCCCTCGCCGAACCCGTTGAAATTGACGATGATCCTCTCACCCCTGGCTGGGATCGGCATTGTTCCGGACCACTTGGCTCCCTGGCGAGGTGCGGTCAGCCCGTACTCGGTGCGTCCTGGCTCATTCACTTTGTATTCCTCGTGGTTGCGGCGGCGTTGGACCATGAACTTGGCGGATCCAATCGCGTCGTCTTTGTCGTCGGTGTAAAGGTCGGCCTCCTTCCTTCGCTTTCCGCCTGCGACGTAGGCACGTACGACCCATTGGCCCCATTGGTTACGGCGGGAGGAAACGACGGCCTTTACGATGCGGGTGGCGGGGTCGGTGTTCAGCATGCTTGGCTCCTTTGCTGGGTTGCGGCAGGTGTGACACAGTGTCACTTCCAAAGGATTGTACTCACTGTGCTACCACTGTCAACGCCAATCGGCAGGATATTCCAGCGACTTGAGGAAACACCAGGACGCCGGCAATCGAGTCTGACCGCAATCACCGCTTGTCTCCACGCATAGAACAAGGAAGACAGGAAGCGGGGAAGGCACGAAGGGCGGACGGCGTCAGCCGGCACAGTCTGGTTCAGTAGCTGGTGAGATGGCGGCGATCTGCCCCGGCCACAACTCCCCATCGTGCCCACGATACAAGGTATCACGTAAGAAGGAGACGAAGGGCGAGCGAAGCGGGCGGCGTCAGCCGGTAGCTGCGATGGGTGCAGGTGACAGTGTGTCACGTATGGCTGGAGCGAGGGGGGAGGCTAGTAACGTGGTGTGCCACCAGGCGATTGCCATGCCTGGCATCTACCTTCGTGCGATCACGCAAGCAGTTGGCAGCGTGGTTGAAGGCAGCACGAAACGGACCTGCTAGTGTACAGGGCAGTGTATGCCTGACAAAAAGGCTACGAAAACGTATCTATTCTATGAAGAAGAGATATGTTTTCGTGTTTTCTTGGGCAATCGTGCTCATTTTTAAGCAAGGGGGGCCCCATCCGCATCCAGAGTTTGAACCACGCCCCCCCCACCCCCGGCAATATCACCACGCGCTATCCCCTGCCACCCGGCCCAATAAAATGGGTGTTAAGCTGGGTAATTGCCACGGCCATATCGCCGGTGCCCGGTTGGGAGGTGTGGCCAGGCTGGATTGCGGGTGTTCTGGTGTACCTTTCGCCGAGGTCATACCAGTCTCAGGTGGCATATTTCAGGTAACGTCAAAGCTGGACAGCAGTTGTGACGAAGTTCGATTTATGTCGGCCCGAGATTTCCGATACCAAAACAGGCCAAGTTTTACCAACCGGGTGGGTTTTCGTAAGCGATTGTTCCCTGTGAGGAAGTGGACGACGATGCGAGAGTCACTGGGGTTGAGTTGGTGAAGATGTTGGCGAAGAAATTGTCCTCAACCTTCTTCCACATTTGGTAAGCAGTGAACTTCTTTGCCTCTTGGTAAGCAGTGAACTTCTTTCGGTCCGTTGGCAGGCACGGGGTGCTTTCGATGCGCCAGGGGCGAAGGTTGCCACCCGCTCTTTTTGAAAGCTCGTTGTCGACAACGTCCTCTCGTGCTTGCTGTACCCACGCGGACCGTCTACCGGCGATGTCGAGCACTTGGAACGACCCCTTGGTTCTCTTGGTGGACACGGTGAACAGTCCGTCGTGATCCTCGACTTTGTAGATCCCGCGGATCTTTGTCTCGAACGCGGCCGGGAGTTCGGCGAGTCTCTTCTTGTGCTCCTCCCGCTTCTTGGCCACCTCGATTCTCTTCTGCTCTCGCTCTTCCTCTTTCTTCCTGGCCGAATATACCGCCGCCAGGTGCTCATCGGAGTTCAGGAAGGCTTGGAGGTCGGCCTCGACCTGTTCGGCTTCAAGCATCTCCACGGCCCGCTTGGACATGAGCTTCCCGTGTCCGTTTGTGCAGACGTAGTACCCAGACGTTGTCTCCATGAGTTCGGATCCACATTCACGGCACTTTACTTTTTTGTGTGACACTGTGTCACCTTGTTGTTTGACAGGCCAAACTTATTTTGTACACTGAATCTAGTGGACACGCAAGGAGAAGGTGACATGCTTGTAATGGAACACCCAGGCGGCGAGGGAGATCAGTCGCAAGGTAAGGAGAGTGTGATGGCGGAAGGTGGCGACAAGGTTCGTCTTGCGTTCAACTTCATCGCGATGTGCAACAACTCAATGGGGTTGCGGTCGTTTCAGGACCCGATCACTGGTCAGCAGGATGTGCGGGACCAGGAGTTGAATCCAGCGCAGGAGGGTGCGTTCAGGGCCGCCTGCGGTGTGATGGTTCGGTATTTCTCACAACAGGGAAGTGACACTGTGTCACATCGAGGGAACGATGTCGGAGAAGGTGGCGAAAGTGGAGAAGGTGTCGGTCAGGAAACTGTTCGGCCAGAGGATGGAGCGGGAGGGGCGGTATCAGGAGTGGGTGGACCGGACGAAGAAGCTGTCCCTGGAGACGAATCGGGGATTCTCGCCCTGCTCCTGGGACGCCATGCGGGAAATGGGGTACGAGGGGCCAGTGAAGGAGAGGGCACTGCACGAGGCGTTTCTGTCTATCGAGGGCCAGACGAAGGTGCAGGTGCAGGTGCAGAAGGAGCGGGCGGAGATCAATGAGGAACGGAAGATCGAGGACTTCGAGGAGGCGGTACGATCTCTACCGGATCTTTGTTCTGCTTCTGTGGAACTCGATTGGATCCGCGCTCACCCGGCAATGAGCCGGAAGGCCCGGATGAGGAACAACCTCGATCCGGTGCTAATCACGGTCGAGGATGTCTTGCTTGCTCCGCACGGGAAGGCGCCGGCGAAGAGTGCGGTGTACGCCTTGCAGCATTGGGCGAACCACCCGATCGATTTTTTCAAGACGATCATCAGCGAGCAGAAGAAGAAGGCCGAGGACGGGGCTGGGGCGGCCCTGGACCCGGACGAGGATCTGGAGGGCGTCGAGCGGATGCTCCGTGAGTTCCATAGACAGCGAGGAGTGACAGGTGAAGCTACGGCAAGCGTTGAAGATCCTGAACAATGAGGCTTGTTACACGCGAATGGCCAAGAGGTATTCGACGTACCTGAAGGCCATGTATCGAGTGAACAGGTACACGTTCGAGGCGTATCTCCGAGCGATCTGGCACGACCGAAAGATTCGGAAGAAGGATGGGGTATGGTAGACGACTGCGTGTTCATGGGAGGCGACGGAGCGAAGTTGGTCCCTAAGACTCCGGTCAAGCCGGTGTGCGTTACGTCTCCCAATCGGTTTCAGGAGGCTGGGAACTACTTCATTGTAATCCCTGCGTCGGCCTCAGTGATTGGGGACGACCCGGACTCACTGGAGATGGGCTGATGGAACCTGTGTATTGTGTGTTGTTCGCGGCTGTTGCAGTCATCGTTGCGCAGCTTTGGGAGATCGTATTTCTGATAGGCAAGGTCAATGACGAACGCAACATTGCGGGTAGGGCCAAGGACGAATCGAACGAGGCTTATTGCAGATACGTCGAAGCGAAACGCCGTCGCTGGATAGCTGAAGCAAAGCTGCTGCAAATTTCCGGGATCATTGCCGAGGATAGCAAGGAGAACTGAATGTACAGCGATGGACACGCGATCATGGCGGCCCAGCGTGCTGCGAGGTTGGCTGAGAAGAAGCGGAAGCCTGAGCACGCCAGGGGACTGCCAATCATCAATCCGCGAGTTCCTACTGAGCGGAAGAAACGGATGATCTATCCGCATGACTTTCCAAGGGAGCAGGTCGCAAGAGGCGATTCGCACGGGTTTGTTGTCGACTACACGGAGGGCATGTGATGGCGTTGAAGATCTCGCACACATGGACATGCGACATCTGCGGGGAGACTCGCACGTTCCACCAAGGGGGCTGTGAGATGTTCTCCAGCATCCTCGAACTGAAGTCGCTTCCTGCGGATTGGCACTATATCAGGGGCAGAATGGTCTGTCCGAAACACCGGATCGAGATCGATCGGCCGCAGCCGTTCATCGTGAACGAGGGAGAGTAACATGCGAGAGATTACGAGTCACAAGGTGGCCGGGCTGAACGAGGCGTTGCAGGTCGTTGCAATGGACCCGCCGGGCCCCGGAAACGCCTGTCACGATTATCTGATTCGTCCATCGGTGTTCGAGGACGGTGCGTTCGATGGTTGCACTATTTTCTTTCAGAATGGACCACTGAGCGAAAGCGACCTCAATGGAGTCTCCGACGAGTCGCTGTTGGCGGTTGTCGAGGATCGTCTGCTGGGGTTTCAGTCGGGCGAGTACTCCTGCCGCGAGAATGCCATCGCGTTGACGCACATTCAGGAGGCCATGATGTGGCTTCAGAAGAGGACGCGAGACAGACTATCCAGAGGTGTCGAGGGGACGAGTCGGAAGTAACGAACGGAGCGATGTTGCCAGGATGTGAAGGAGTGATCGGTGGGGCTGAAGTACCAGAAACCTTGCGTGGTCACCGGCGACCCGATACTAGACCTACTCATGGGGAAGCCTGTGCCTGCGGAATTGGTACTACGGGCCGTGGACAAAATCTGGGCCGAAATAAACAAGATGATCGATGAACTGCCGCCGTTGCGGCGAGGGAATAACCGATGAAGGTTGGCGCCTTGGTCCATGTGTCCTGGATTGATTCCTGCGCGTCTGGCGGATGGAGGGGACGCGACGGCGTCAGTAGCGCAACGGTCTGCGAGAGCGTCGGCTGGTTGGTGCGCGACGATCCCGATTCGATCACCGTAGCTGGCCACCGATCGGAGTCAACGGACGAATGGAATGGGATGATGACGATTCCCAAGGTGGCAGTAAAATCAATCAAGCGGATTGGAGAGAAGCGATGAAGTACCGACTGAAGTCTGACCACAGTGTGGTGGTTGAGCCGGACTGTGAAGGATGCCGCAAGGAAAGGTACGTTCTTTCATGCCGGCAATGTGGTAAGCACGAATCTTGCCCGGTATACGCTGGCAGCGGCCGGTGGGAGCCAGTCCCCGAGGAGAAGCCGGCCGAGCCGGAGACGTCGCCGATGGATCTGAGAGAGACGGCGTGGACTATCATCTGCAACGTGGACGGCGGCAACTGGGGAAATCAGACCGAGGAGTGGCGAACTGCGGCGAGGCGACTTCGGGATAAGCGGTACAAGATGCTCAATGAGGCAACGAAGGAACCGACGAAGCCGGCCGCCCAACCCGCCCCTACCCCCGCCTTCCATCACTTCGATACGGACAAGCTGCAAGCGGCCCTGTGTATTGGCTACACCGAGACCGGCGACTGGTGGTCTACCGATCATGCGGGCATAGTGAAACAACGACTGCCAGGTGAAACCGTTGCTGAGTACATCGCCGGGCAGATGCTTGACCAGGCCATGCGGGAGCGAGTAGTGGCGGCCGGAGTGGATAAGGACGGGAAGCCCGTTGTGGCCAATAAGCCGGCCGTGCGGACCGTTGGCGTCGACCCAGCGGCGCCCGGTGGCGACCAGACCGCGTATTTGGTGGCTGAGTCGTCCGTTCCGATCGAGGATGAGCTGCACAACGCAGAGGCTGCCCTGCGCGTAACTGGTATGCCAATTGAGGTGATTGACGTGCTTCATCGTGCCGCCGCCGAGATCCGGAATTTGCGTGCGACAATTCGCTACATGCAGGCCCCCGTGACTGCTACGATCGAAAATGATTACGACAGCCGACCTTCTAGTGGCGTCGAATCGACAATCGCCAAAAACATGAACAGGAAGCGTCCGAACGTCGTTCCAACCACCTCGAAGTTTCGCGGCCACAAGATTTACTTGGAAGTAGTCTGTGACGAACTGGTCGCGAAGATCCACGCAAAGGCTTTTGACTGCAAGATCGGCGAGTTTTTCTCCGAAAGGTTGTGCGACCCAATGGTCCTGAAGGACAAGCCCAAGTCGGCTCCTCGCAAGGTACGGCTGATGCTTCCGTGGCAGTCTCCCGGCACGGAACGCTTGTATCCGGTCGATGCGACGATCGAGGACTTGCAATGAAGTCTATGTCTACCATCCGCCGTCAGCTTCACATCCTCAACCGTTTTCGGGACACGGGAAAGGATACAGAGGGTCATCGACTTTCCGACTCTGAAATAATCCACGCTTTCCATGCATCGCAGGCACTACGTTGGGTATTGGATGAAATGCGTGAATCTCCCAGCAGGGAAATCGAGATTTTTGAGACTGTTGAGACGCGATGATCGAGGAGTTGGAATGAAGATCTTCGATATGGGACGCAACCTTCCCAGGATTGAACTGTTCGGGTTCCAGAAGGTAGCCATGTTGGAAGCTCCAGAGATGCTTCTCAAGCCAGCACGCAACTGCTCGGTGGGCCCAATACTTGCGTATCTGTCCGCAAGACCTCTTCAGCATGAACCCCGTAGGTACACATGAACCGTCGCAACTTCATCGCCAGTATCCTCGCCGCCTTCGCGTCTCCGTTCGCCGTGAAGGCGTCGTTGGCGTTTCCTCGAAAGCAAAGGAAGATCCAAGACCTCTTCCGTGGTGACTGGGAACGTGCCAGGAGCGAGATCGCCGCGTTGGCTTGGAAGTGCTCCGACAAATTCCAAGTCCCTGTTGAATGCGGCAAGTGGATGGTTTCGACAGACTTCGCGCCGAGGCAGCATTCGCTCCTGCTTGTGTTTTTCGACGCGTGGAATTGTCGCCTTGGAAAGGTCGCAACAGTTGTCGTTCCAGTCGACATGCGGGAGTACGCAACTGACGAAAGCGATGTGAGTCGAAAGATTACGTCTCGGTTTGAGGATCAGTCGCCACGAATGTGCGGACTGTACGACGTGACTCCGCTGCCAAATGGAGTCACCTCGTAGTGGATATTTACCCAGGAGGCTGAGTCTCCTGTTATCGGTATCAAGGACGTTTACTAAACCGTTGGTTCATGCTGAATCTTTATGAAAAAGTTCCCAAGGAGCTTGGGGCAAATCTTGAATACCGCCTGAGGATACGCCGACGTGCGAAGGTGGATCCTGCATTTCGTAGTGCTCTCGTGTCTGCATGCCGGCACGACGTTCTCTACTTCTTCAACGCATTCTGTTGGCTGTTTGAACCACGGCCAATGTTCGACGCGGACGGTGTAGCCCTTCCATCGATCATCCCGTTCATTACTTGGGCACACCAAGACCCAGCGATCCTGGAGATCAAGGAAAACCTCGGGATCGAGGACATTGGAGTCGAGAAGTCCCGCGGCGAAGGCGTGTCATGGATTGCTTGTCTCCTTGCGGTCCATGATTGGATATTCTCTCCGCAGTCGTCTCCTGCCACTATCGGCCTAGTGTCTCGCACCGAGGATGCTGCCGACAACCCGGACGACCCTGACTCCCTGTTTTGGAAGATCGACTGGGAGCTTCTGCAACTCCCAAAGTGGATGGTTGGAACAAAGGGCGTCGACTACAAACGCAACCTCGGCGACCACACGCTGAAGAACCTTCGTACGAATTCGACGATCGCAGCCTACGCTGCCGTGGCCGACGTGGCGTCCGGTGGACGTAAGAAGTGGTTCCTGATGGACGAGTTGGCGAAGTTCCCACCCGGCGCCGACGACGACGCCATGACAAGCACTCAGCAGGTGACCAAGTCTCGCCTGGTTGTCAGCACCCCGAAGGGCACGTCCGGGGCGTACTTTAAGGTGATGCACGAGCCGTCCAGTATGGTCAAAGTGATCCTCGACTGGAAGGACAACCCGAGCAGGAATCGGAGCCTATACCGCATTCGAGACGGGAAGCCGGTTGCCGAGGATCCGGTCAACAATCCTCTTCCGCCCGACTACGATCCTCCGTCGCAAGCCATTCTGAATTTGTTCTCCCGTCTCCGCAGGAAGGGGTTCAAATTGGAGGGGAGGGTTCGCAGTCCATGGTATGACCATGAATGCGACCGAATGCGTGCCACCCCACAGAATATCGCCCAGGAACTTGACCGCGATTACGGCGGCGCGATGTTCAAGATCTTCGGACACGATTTCTTCGAGAAGGCCGATTCGTCCACGCGGCCTCCGTTCCTACAGGGAGTGCTGACGTACCACCCAGAGACGTTGGAACCAGAGTTCGACATTACGGACGATGGTCCGTTCCACCTGTGGTTCAATCTGGATAGCCGCGGTCGTCCACCAAGACACAACTTTGTGGGGGGGGCGGACATCTGCACGGGACTCGCTGGGAGCTACACGTCAAATTCCGTGTTGACGTTCATCGACACCAACACGATGACTCAGGCGTTCTCCTTTGCGTCCAACTCAATTCCTCCATCTGACTTTGCTGACCTGGCGATCGCGGCCAGTAAGTGGCTAAACGACGCCCTGCTTGCGTGGGAGCACAATGGTCCTGGATCTGGATTCACGAAACGGGTGATCGACAAGCGTTACGGTCACACCTACTTCCGAACGATCCTGACGAAGAAGTCCAAGAGGAAAACCAAGGAGCTTGGCTGGTGGACCGATCCTCGGAGCAAAGAGATCATGTTTTCTGAGTTCTCCAGGACGGTCCGTCGTGGAGAGCTTACGTTGTACGACGATAAGCTCGTCGAGGAGTGCGGGCAGTACGTTCGGGGGGCAAATGGCAAGATCGTCCATATTCAACAGGCCAGGACGGAAGACGTCTCGTCGCAGGGTGAGGCACACGGTGACAGGGTGATCGCTGCCTGTGTGTGCCTTCAGGCGGTGAGGGACCGGCCTGCCCGTGCCGTCAAGGAGGACGAGGACTTCCAGGCAGACGATCCTCCACCGTACACGATGGCGGCCAGGCAGAAGGAATACGAGGACGCCCAGAAGGCCAAGGACGAAGCCTGGGACGACAGGACGAATTGGGACATGACGCGGAGAATCTGAGTTTTAGGGGGTCGAGTGGTAGACTATGCAATTGCAGAAGAGTTTTTCCGACGTGTCGTCTCCGGATGACCTGAGCGACACAACGATCGTTGTCATAGGTTTGTGGCACATGGGGGTGTCCCGGTTTCGGGATATTGCTGAGGTACTGAACGTGGTTGATGTTCGCCCATTGAAGCGGCTGATGCGAAACCTCAGGACCAGCAAGAACCCGGTAGTGCGTCGGAGTGTCGACGTTGGTCTTCCGCCTGGTGTATGCCGACCGCTGCCGTGGGAAGGAACAGAGGTCTATTGCTGTCTGTGTGGTATGCGAGTGACTCAGGTTCCTTGCCCCGTGTGTAGCCTGAAGCCCACACGTCGCGTGAAAGAGGAACCCGCAGTGATCGATCGCCGCCGGCCAACTGAACCGATCCCAACATCTGCCAAACCAGGAACATTTGAAAAAGTAAATGTGATGAGAGGTCGCGTTCTTGCTGGCCAGGCGGTTTTCCACCCGGCCGACGCGACATGGTGACACAGTGTCACTTGTGAAGGGGTAACCGATGAATCTCGACAAGGAAGTCGACAGAAACCGTCTGTTTCGGGCCATGGAGTGGTCCTACCGCCAGCTTGAGCCATGGCGGAACCTAGTGCGTGGTCTTGTGGAGGAGTACGCCGGCTCTGGGTATGGGGCAGATAGTGCCAAGGTCAAGCACGAGATCTTGGTGAACCTGATGAACCAGACGGTGGACGCCTACACGATGTCCCTCGTTGCCAACCGGCCGAGGATCATCGTCACAACGAAGAACGACCAGCTTCGACCTTTTGCGAAGCAGTTCGAGGTGGCGACCAATAATCTCATCCAAGAGATCGAGCTTGAATTCACTCTTCGGCAGTCGGTGCTCAACGCCTTTTTTTGTCTGGGGATCATCAAGGTCTACATGGGCAATTCGGCCGCCGTGCAGCTTGAAGAGGACCTGTGGATGGACCCTGGGACGCCGTATGCGTCGAGTGTGTCTCTGGACAACTGGGTTCACGATATGGGGGTCAATCAGTACAGCAAGATCCGGTACGCCGGAGACTGGTACAGACTTCCGTTTTCTGATCTTCAGAACGGCGCGTTCGACCAGAGCGTTGTGGAGAACCTCGCTCCGACCTCCAAGCATTCCTACGATTCCGGGGACAATAGGCTTGACCAAATCTCGATCGGCTCCGACGTCGACCAGGATGAGGTTGAGCCAATGATCGACCTGATGGACGTCTGGATCCCAAAGGAGCGGAGGATCTACACGTTTCCGATGGAACCGGCTCGCCCGTTCTCCGGGAAGTTCGGGCCGATCGCCGTCATGGACTGGGATGGACCAGAGGATGGCCCGTACCATCTGCTGAGTTTCAACGATGTTCCAGAAAACATCATGCCCACCAGCCCGGCCTCGCATCTTTCCGGGCTCGCCAGGTTGGCAAACAGCGTACTCCGCAAGCAGTCGCGACAAGCCAAGCGACAGAAGGACGTCTACACCTACACGCCCGCCGGGGCGGAAGGCGCCAAGAAGATTCAGCGTACGGACGACGGTCAGTGGGTTGAGGTGGACGACGTCAAGGAAATTGGCGTGATGAAGATGGGCGGCGTCGACAGTGGGAACCAGGCATTCTTCCTGAGCACCGTCGAACTATACGACCGCATGGCCGGGAACCTCAAGGCGATGGTTGGGCTTGGGTCTCAGGCTGCCACGCTTGGGCAAGAGCAGTTGATCCACGGCGCCGTGTCGAAGAAAGAGGCGCACATGCAATACAAGGTCGTGGAACACACGACGAGTGTCATTCGCGACCTTGGATACCTGCTGTGGTCCGACTCTGCCAAGGTCATCCCAGGGAAGATCCAGATCCCAGGAGCGCAAGGGTATGCCGTCGATGCCACATGGACCCCTGGAGATCGCGAGGGAGACTTCTACGACTACCAGTTGGGGATCGACGTATACTCGATGCCGTACCAGTCTCCGGCACAGCGTGCGCAAACGCTGAACACGTTGATCGGTCAGATATACGCCCCGTTGTCTCAGTTGCTGATGCAGCAGGGCGGCACGCTGGATATTCGCAAGATCACCGAAATCTACTCCGAGCTTCTGAACATCCCAGAACTGAAGGAGATCGTTCGGTTCGACGCGATGCCTCCGGCAATGGGTCAGCCAGGGCAGCCGCCCCAGCCGGGCCAGGGGCAGCCTCAGAGAGGTCAGTCTGGTCCGTCGAAGCCGCCGGCAACAACCAGGCAGTACATCCGCCAGAATGTTCCAACCGGAGGGACGGCACAGTACAGGGCGCAGGCAGAGCAACAGGCGTGGCTCGACAGAGACAAAGTTGGGTCCGCGGGTAACGTAGCGGCAGTCAGGTAACATTCGCTGTTTCAATGGAGAGATTGCAGTGAGCGAGCAGGAATACACGTATCGGCGAGAAGACACTGGGGAACTGGTGACGGTTCCATGGCATGTGATGATTCAACAAGACCGAGCGGGGTATATCACGCTTTCGGACGGCGCCCATGCCAGGCGGTGTCTTCACTTAGAGGACCACCACAACAGACCGTCGTCTTGTTCAGGAGAAGTCATTCAGCGGCCAATCGTAAGTGACTCTCTTGGTTTCGGCCAGCATCAGCTTTTGGAGTTCGAGGAGGATCGGCAGAAGAGTGGTTTTTCAGACGTCGAGTTCGTCCGAGATCCAGACGTGCCGGAGTTCATCCGCGTGAAGTGCGGATCGCGATCCACGTTTGAGCGATACGCTAGCCACCGCGGATATGTGAACCGCACGGGGATCGGCGGTGTTCGCCTGTCTCAGGAGGACCTAGACAAGGCGACGGCGGCTGTCATTACTCGCCACGGTAGCTCAACTGGCAGAGCGGCTCATTTGTAATGAGCGGGTTGGGGGTTCGACTCCTCTTCGTGGCTCTGTGACCCAGTGTCATTTTGAGACTTCAGGATTGATAGGTCTCGTGTTATATATGGTAGCAGAGGGACCTGGAAGTGAGGCATGGAGGCATTCGCTATGGCAGACGAAAAAGTGTCCGACGAGTTTGAATTGACCGAACGAGAGATCGCCCTGTGCAAGGGTGAAGATCCGGACGCTGCCTCTGCTGAGCAGAACGAGGAGCCTGGGAACGGCACGGAAGCTGTCGATGAGGGCAAGGAAGCCCCCCAGGTGGCCGAACAGAAGACGGAAGAGGAGAAGCCCGCCTCTTGGATCGACGAGGATGTGAAGTCGCAGGCGGCCTCGTACGGCATGTCCGAAGAGGAACTTGCGGGGTTCAAGGACGTCAATGAGTTTCGTCGTGCTGGAAAGCTGGTAGACCGACATCTCGTGAAGGCTGGCAAGACAGTGGAAGCCACTCCGCCTGCCAAGGTCGCCGACGAGAAGCCTACGACAGAGACGGCTTCCCCGGCCGCTGAGGAAGACCTCAGTCTCGATCCAGAGCAGTACGTGAAGGACGGGTATGACGAGCAGACGGTGAAGCTTGTCCGGTTTGCCAGTCGGCTCAAGAAGGACATTGAGTCGATTCGTGAGTCGGAGATTCGACTGCGGAGAGACCAGACGGAAGCGAACAATCGCCATCGTCTTGCGATGTTTCACTCTGAAGCGGACCGACTGAACCGTGAGCGGTACGGGGAAAGTACCGATGCGGACGGCCGCGTTGTGAAGCTTACTGACGAGCAGGACGCCCGCAGACGGACGCTTTGGGAAACAGTTGACACGATTGCCTCAGGCATTGCGGCTCGCGCTGCTGCCGAAGGCAAACGGCCAGAATTTCCGTCGTTCAGGGTTCTCCTCCGACGCGCCGAGCAGTTGGCGTTTGGTGAGGAGTTGCGGAAGGACGAGCAAAAGCAGATGCAGGAAAAGCTTGCCTCGCAATCAAAGCGACGTCGGCCGATTCCTGGAGCCGCTATTGTTCGGACTCCTCCCGGTGGAGGAAGTGGAAGTAAGGGTGATCCAATTCGAGCAATCGTCGATCATCCGGACCTCGTTAAATTGTGGAATGGATACCAAGAGGCCAACGGCGCGATGTGACACAGTGTCACCTCTGACAGCCTGGGGCACTCGCCAAGGATGAGCGAGAAGGAGAGCTAGGATGGCTTTGACACCTGACCAAGTCGATGATTTCGTCAATTTGACGACCAAGTTGTTCAAACCGTACAAGTGGACGGACATTTCTCTGGAGCACCCAGAGTACGTCAGTTCGACGCTGATCGACGAAAAGAAGGTCAGTGAGCAGGGCGGGTCCAAGATTTCGTTCCGCTTGAAGACCAAGAATACTGGGAACGCCCGGAATACCGGCCTGTTTGCCCAGGACGTCACCAAGGTCGAGGATGTGACGATTGCGGCTGAAGTGCCGTGGTCGATGCAAACCACGAACTTTTCGTATGACGTCTACGAGGATCTGTTTCAGTCCGATCGCGAGACGATCATCAAGGAGATGCAGATCCGCGACCATGACGCGATGAGCGACATGGCGGAGTTGAACGAAGAGAATCTTTGGTCGGCGCCGACTGGCACGACTGACTCGCGGCCGATGGGGATTCCTTTCTGGCTTCAGAAGGATGCTTCGACGACCAAGGAAGGCGGTTTCAACGGCGGCAACCCGAGTGGCTTTTCCGCCGGGTGCGCTGGTGTGTCGAGCACCGACTATCCGCGATGGCGGAACTGGACGTTCGGTTTCGATCAGGTGACCGTGGACGATCTTGTCCGAAAGGTCAAGAAGGCCCTGGCGTTTACGTACTTCCAGGCGCCGGTCCCGCATCCCGAGTTGGGGTTCGGAAAGTCGGACTACACGATCTTCACCACGTACCGAGTGGCGGAGCCGCTGGAGCGGCTGGCCGAGTCGAGAAACGACAATCTTGGCAAGGATCTCGCCAAGTACATCAACACGGTCACGATCGGCGGCACGCCGGTCAAGTGGGTTCCGTACCTGGAAGCCAACGACACCAGCGATCCACTTTACGGCGTGAACTGGAAGGTGTTCCGTCCGTTCGTCAAGAAGGGTGCGAACATGCGTCGGAACGCACCGAAGGAAGCTGCTCGCCAGCACACTGTGCGTGAAGTCCACATCGACAACTGGATGGGGTACATCTGCTACAACCGGCGAATGTGCTTCGTCGGCTCGAAGGCGTAGTAAGTGAATGAGGCTCCGCTCCGGTACGGACACCGGAGCGGAGCAACGATACCCGTGGCCCGCGCGGGTTTTTGCGGGTGAGTTTTCACGGATGTTTGTCAGGAGAGTTCCTATGAGTATTTTCGGATTTCTTCCCCACAACTTGTTCACCAATCACGTTGGTCAGAATACGTCCGGCCTGTCTCCTCGGCCCTGGTCGCGTATTACCGGATCGATGATGGCTGCCGATGGCCAGAAGCGTCTGGTTTTGGCTGGCGACGACTTCATGAGTTTTCACGGGTTGTTGACCTCGACGGCCGGCGACTACGAGGGCGGGTACAAGTCGTACCAGGACTCCGGCAACACGATCAGTCAGGTCGCCGACAAGAAGGGCGGGGTGTTGAAGCTCTACCTGGACGCTACCGACAACGACGAGGCGTGGCTTCAGAGTTGCGGTTCGTCTGGTGTGCTGGGTGCGATTTCGGATACGGCCGGCGACGATCATCTGACGGTGTTCGAGTGCCGATTCCAGATCAGTTCCGTGGCTGACGACGTTGCGGCTACGTTCCTCGGTTTGGCTGAGGAAGGGTGTGCTGCGGCCGACACAAAGGTCGACAACACGGGCGTCCTGGCTGACAAGGACTACATCGGCTTCAATACGGTCCACACCAACAGCGGTACGGCCGGCACGAATGCCGCGATGAACTTCGTCTACCGGAAGTCCGGCCAGACGGCCCAGACCAAGATCGCCACCCTCCAAACGCTGGTGGCCAACACTTGGTACAAGATGGGCTTCGTTTACGACCCATTGGAGCCAACGAGCCGGCGGATCACCGTGTACGTCGACAACGTCGAACAGTCGACTTACGTCACCGGGACGAACATCGCGACTGCGACGTTTCCGGACGCCGAGGAGATGGCATTCCTCGCCGGCTTGAAGGCCGGGTCCGCTGCCGCTTCGAGTCTTCTGATCGACTGGTGGGCGTTCGGTCAACTGATCGACTAGTTTTTGTTCGGGTCGATTTGTGTGTGAGGCGGCCCCTGGAGTTTCTCCATGCCCCAGGGGCCGCCATTTCTCCAGGGAGTACGTATGATTCATCCACAAGATGAACGGTCGCTTCAGAGGATGCTGGGTGAATCCGAGATCCCGACCGAGTTGGTGGCAGAGTACGAGTTGCGGCTGAGTCTGTACCATCGTGACGGCAACAGCGGTCCATTGGGTACGGTCGGCATGATCGATCTTGTTCGCAGCCTTGGACTCGGCCGGAAGCCCGCTGTGGAGAATGCCAAGGTGGTCTCGTGGAGAGACTACCCGAACGACGGATCGGTTAGGGTCGAGGCTAGATTCTTCGGTGAATGGATGCCTGGTGTCTACCTGGGATTCGTCGATTCTGGAACGATTGCGGTCCGCATTGACGGGGACGCGTTCGTGAAGGAGTGCCGTCCGGACATGGTGCGGATTGCAAAGCCTGAGCCTGAAGCAAATGACGACATTCCCGACTCGCGTGCCTCGTTGCTGGAAAGCCCGAAGCAAGACGAGCCGGATGTGACTGAGCCGAAAGCAGAAAGAATCGCTGTCCCCCAGGCTGTCGCCGCTGGTGAAGATGAGGTTCCCGATGTCAATTGGAGTACCGTGAAGTCTGGCTCCGCCGTGTGGGCCGAGGTGGATGGCGACTACGTCAATGCCGAGTTCGTAGAAGCTCTCGATTTGCCTGAGGGTACGACTTTGGTCGTGCGGGTCTCCGGTGAGGATTCTCCTCGTCATTGCCCCGCGTCGACAGTAACTTACGCAGGGGGCTAATGAAATGAAGTCCCTGCTGTTTTGGGGTGTGACCTTGCTGGCCGCTGGTGAGGCAGCGTCCAAGATTGACCCATCGTCATTCATCGGACTGATCTCCCAAACAGGGGGAGTTGGAGTATTGGCATGGGTAGCGTGGTCACAGAGGCAGGAGCTTAGGGATTTGCGAGATCGGCACGCGGAAGTGATTGACAAGTTGTGCGACAGAATGGACAAGCACGAGCAAACACGGCATGACGATGCCGCTGCCATGTCTGCTGTACTCCGAGAATTGACGGCCAGGATTCGCAATTGACGCAGGTGAAGTGACATGGCGACTTGGTACGCACATAACGATGGCTCCCTGTCTTCGTGCGGGTTCACCGATGCTCAGGGCGAAGGTGGAAATTCTGGGTATCCATCTCTTGGAGACACCGCTGACGCAAACGGATACGCAGTAACAATCTACGCAGATCCGATTTACGATGGAATGGTCTTTGCGAATGGAACGTTCACCCTTGCGAGCGGTTACGGATGGGGGGATGGCACAAACGCAATGTCGTTTTCGTTGTCAAACGCGACAATTGCAACTGGTGGATATACGTTTACCATCTTGGGCGCCGCATCCGTTTCCGGTGCAGTGTCGGTTGGTAGCGGAGGAGAGTTGTCCATCAGTAACGCCGGATATCTCACTGGAGACGTGTCGGTTGCTAGCGGTGGCCTGTTGACTGTCAATCTCGGTGGAACGGTGAACGGGAGTGTTACTAACGCAGGAACCGTTGCACTTAACGCTGGAGGCGCAGTCACAGGAACGATCTCCAATTCCGGAGGTACGTTGAACATGCTTGTCGGCTGCACGATTCCTACGATTGGAAGCGTCAACCTTAATGGCAGTCCGCTTGCGGCGGGGGCTATTCCTGCTGCCAGTAATGTGAGGTATGGCGTTTCTGTTGGCAGCACTACAGGAACCTGCCGTGTTCCAGGAAAGGCTGACGTCAAGGCTGGTGTGGCAGTGGATGTGTCTGACACTGGAGAGTTTACCCACACAACTGACTATGTCGCCAAGACTGACGTCGTTTCAGTGTCGCACATTGAGACCGGCTACTACAACTGGACTGGCGGAACAGAGGGCACAGTCAACCTTGCGTCTTTGACTGCTGCTGCCGCCGAATCTCAGTTGGAGGATGACCAAGAAGCTGTTCTAGCGGCTGCGGCTGCTATCTTGGAGGGGACGACTGTTTTGGGTCAAGCTGGGACACTGGACGCGGATAAAGTGCTGACCGCTGTAGGCGGGACGTACGTTCCAGTTTTAGAGAACAGGGTGTCGTCAGGGACGGAGTACGGCCCATCCGGATCACTCACTGGAACACTGTCGTCCGAAGGTGGGTCTGGTTCTTCCGGTGGGATTTACGGGATGTTGTAAGAAACGGGGGTTGGCGATGGACATTGTTAGAGTTGCCTCGTCGATCGAGGACGTCGTGGTCGGAACGACTGCGGACGGTAGCCAGGAAATCATAGTCGGAGACTGCACCGGTGTCATACTGTTTGTCCCGGAAGGTGAGACTGTAGTCACGATTTCTCTGTATGTGTCCCCGACTTCCGGTGGAACGTACCTTCCTCTTTATGATTCCGTGAGTTCTGTCGTGTCGATGACTGTTTCCGCAGGACGTGCGTATCAGATCCCGTTCGCTATGTTTCCCGCTCGATTTATGAAGATCGTCGGGGACAAAGCGGCGGTGGTTCACCTTACGCTCAAGGGGTAGTTGATGGCGTCTCTTGCTGTGACATACGACGATCTGCGTCGGGAAGTCGGTAGATTTCTCGGGTACGGTCGCGATCCGGCTGTGTGGGGCCTGGACACAGCCAAGGCGGCTGACGCGGCAGACATCATCAACAGCGGTCTGCGGAGATTCCTGAATCCTCCACCGTTGAATGGAGAAAAGTACGCTCACGAATGGTCGTTCCTGCGTCCCCTTGCCACGATTGCCACGACGGCGCCGTACGCAACAGGGAAGGTCACTGCGGTGACTGGAACAGTGACGCTGTCGGCCGGCGTCTGGCCGCTTTGGGCGGCCCAGGGTGAACTGACCATTGCGAGCGGTACGTACTCGGTGGCGAGCCGCACTAGTGACAGCGAGATCGTTCTTTCCGACACGAGCGTCTCGATCACTGTTGGGGAGGTATTCAGCCTTGGCCGGGCGGCGTACGACCTGCCATCGAACTTTGCGATGTTCGACGGTCCGTTGACCTACGCTGTTGGCTCGTCCGTGATGTACCCGCAAATCGAGGTAATTCCCGAGCATGTGGTGCGACAGCGGCTGTCGGAGATTACTTCAGGACGTCCTATTGTTGCTGCGTACCGTCCTAAGGCTATCGATCAGACTACGGGGACGCGGTACGAGTTGCTGTTCGCTCCGGTTCCGGATGCCGCATACCCGATGCACTACAGATACCGGGTTAACGTAAGCGCCGTGGACGCCACGAACAGCTACCCGCCAGGCGGGGAGTCTCACGGGGAAACGGTCCTTGAAGCGTGTTTGGCGGCGGCTGAGGCAAAGTTGAACGACGGTGCTGGGATTCACGCGACATTGTTTCAGGAGAGGCTGTACGCATCGGTTAGCTTCGATCGGAAGTTGTCCGCTCCGGACTTCGCTGGGTACAACCGAGATGCGAGCGATCGTCCGATCGCCAGGTTGAATACACACGACTGCGACGTGCATATCGTGACATATAACGGGGTTGCTTACTAGTGACACAGTGTCACATGAAAGGTTGATCTGATGAGTGCTCACAATTTGCTGCAAGACGCTTTGGTTGCGGACTACGAGATTGTCGACCCAGGGGACGGCAAGTCGTTTCAGATGGACAAGAACTTCGGGGTGGTGTCCATCGAGACTAAGACCGCTGGTGGGGAGACGCGTATCGTCGACTCTCCGACGAAGGCTGGCTTGGTCTTGGATGCATCGCTTGTTGTTGACGGCGGCGACTGCACGGTGACTGTCACGAACGGCTACGAGTCCGGTGGTGCCACGACGCTTGTTCTTGGTGACGCTGGCGACTGGTTTACGCTGAAGTCGTTCGAGGTGGCCGAGAACACATTCCGCTGGCGGCTTGTTGGGTCCGGTGGCATTGCCGTTGCTGGAACGCTTCAAACCGGAAGCGTCTCCCTCGGGTCCGGAGGGCTCTTGGAGATTACGGATGGTCAGATTGCTGCGTCCAGCGGGACCGCTACTCTGACGTTCAAGGCGAGTAACGCGACCGCTGGCGCCTGGACTCAGTCCGGTTGGCTCCCGTTCAAGATCGGTTCCACCTCGTACTACATCCCGTACTTCGATGCCACTCATTCGTAATCATGGCAAAGACCACGTCCCGCGGAACAGCCGACATCTTGTTTCCGGCGGCAGGATTGGTGAAAAGGTATGGTTATCAGAACCAACCGTCATACACCTGCGTCGAGGCGATGAACGTGCGTCCGTTCGACCCGATTAAGGGGCGGGAACGTGGAGGGAGTCGTCCTGGGTTGGTCAAGTCGTTTGCCCTCCAGTTGGGGGCAGGGCAAAACACAGGTTCTCCGGTGCAGATGCTCTGCCCCTTGGCGGTTGTTGGTGCGGACGCTGAGGTGTCGTACCGAATGGCTGCCATTTCCAATGGTCAACTGTACTGTACGACTGATGCTGGCACGATTGAGGCGGTTACAGGCACTCACGCATCTTTGATGAACTCGTCGGCGGCGACATTGTCTGCGACACAGAATGGGACGAAGCTGTACATTGCAGAGCACCGATCTATTCCTCTCGGTGGAACAGACGGTCACCTGTCGGCCGATGGCATACTGACCGCTGATTCGATCACCGATTGGACAGCCCAGGGTCTGAACCGTTGGTTGGACGTGGTGCTCATCTCCGGAGACTCTGTGTCGGACGCGAACACGGACTACTACTCCATCACAGCAGATCCATCTGTCAGCGGAATTCAGACCGGATGGACTGGTGGGGCGGTCGCAAGCGTTACATGGCAGTTTACCAGACCTCCCAAAGTGTTCGATCCGATTGCGGGTACGGTGTGGTCTTTGCCGCAGACGTACGGCCTGGTGCCTCTCGGCTGCACGTTGACGTGTACCTATCGAGGCCGCCTGGTTCTCGCTGGGCCTGACCACATTTGGTATATGTCGTACGTTGACGATCCGACGAATTGGGACTACGGCGAGGACGATCGAGATTCGATGCGGGCCGTCGCTGGGTCGGGTTCTGACGCTGGAGATATCGGGAATCCGATCCGTGCCCTTGTCCCGTTCTCTGACGACTTCATGCTGTTCGGCTGTGAGAACGCACTGTGGTGCCTGAGGGGCGATCCAGCGAACAGTGGAACGATCGATAACCTGAGCCGAGAGATCGGGATCATCGGGGCGAACTCGTGGTGTCTTCTTCCGGACAGCAACCTGTGTTTCCTCAGCAGACAGGGATTGTTCACGGTTTCGTCCAACTCAGACGACCCATATCCGAAATCCCTGTCAAACACGGCGATCCCCAGTGACTTGATTGACGTCGACCCTGAAGCGAACACCATCTCGATGGCGTACGATGGTCAGTACCGTGGAATTCACTTGTACATCACGCCTGTCGACGGCTCCGCTGGACAGCATTGGTGGATCGATTGGGAGGAGAAGGGTTTCTGGCCGGTGAGCCTGCCGCTTGCGCAGCAGCCGACAGTTGCCCGGTCAGTGTCCCTTGGTCCCGACACGCCGCGGGCCGTGTTCCTTGGCGGAGTAGACGGATTTGTGCGGAACTACGACCCGGACGCCAAGGACGATTGCGGTACGGCGATTTCCAGCAGGGTCCGCTTTGGTCCACTTCGTCTCTCGACGGAATCTGGCACGGACGGTGTTCTCGCAGAAATCCAAGTGGACCTTGCAGAGGACAGCGGTGACGTTGACTTGGAGATTCACTCCAGCGACACGGCTGAGGCCGCGAGCCTGTCGACTTCCCCGGCTGCCACGGGTACGTTGGTTGCGGGAAGAAATGCGCCAAGCCACCCTCGCGTTCGAGGAGTAGCTGGCTCGATCGTCTTCAAGTCCGAAGATCAGTGGGCCATGGAACGGATGGCGGTGACGATGTTTCGCGGAGGGAAACCTCGATGAGACACATGCCGGACTACCCAGAGGAAGCTGAACCAGTAAACGAGGTCGAGACGTCGATCTCCAATATTAAGTCTTCGATCACGGCATTGAAGACTACGCTGAACGCGCTCATTCAGCAGTACAACGCGCTGGTTCAGCAGATCAACGGAACCCAGGAGAGTGAGACTGGTCTAGCATCGCGGGTTGCCACGTTGGAAGGTTGGGGCAACTGGCATCTCGAAAACTTTGTGTCGTTCACGGCCCTCAATGCCTGGGGCGGAAGTCCAATGATCGCGTTGGCTGGTAACCTGGCTGCCACTTCGGTTGCCGCCCCGGCTGGTACGTTTGAGACGCTTGGTGTGTCTGGGGCTGTGTCTGCCGGATCGTTGGTTGTAGGCGGGGCGATCTCAGCGAACTCCCTGTCGTTGGCCACAGGGTTGACCCTCAGTGGATCTCTTACCGTGGGAGGTCTCTCGGTGTCGGGCACTTCTGCCCTTGGCGCCGCAACCGCATCGTCCCTAAGCGTCACTGAGGCCACTGTCACCACGACTCGCATAACTACGGCGACTATTTACCGCCTGACGGTGAACAACACCACAACATTCGCGTCCACGGCTGCCGTTACGTTCAATGGTGCGGTGACGTTCAATGGGAACACTACGTTCGGTAGGAATATTTACGTTGGATCCGTGAATGTTCACTCGTCCTCCAGCGGCCTTGTGGACCACATAGAGGCGAAGTCAGTTGGCGGTGTGTATCCGACGTTCAGCATACGGTGTGGTGCAGACTTTTCGATTGTCGACACCTACGAGAATGCTGTCGGTGTCGAAAAGATGCGAATTCAACATAGCCCAGCCGCAGTAGTCTATTCCAACGCCGCCGGTCCGATGGTGATCGAGAGTGGCTCACTGAAGCTTGGAACGTCTGCGACAGGAATCGCTGAGGTCTTAGCGGACGATGGAGACTTGTGGTTGTCATCGGCCACAGGCAAGGACATCATCGTAAACGACTCCAAGTTGTACATCGGAAGCGGCAAGGCTGTAGCCGTTTCCTATGACGGCACGAACGGAATCCTGTTTGCGAGCGGCTCCGCTGGGTGGCACGTAGACAGCGACACCCTGTACCTCGGTGGCGACAAGGAAGTCACTCTCCACTACGATGGCACTGATCTACTCGCCACACTTCCTAGCGGATCGAAGTTCAAGGTCGACAAGATCCAGTCGATGTTTTTCGCGTCGGATGGATCGAACGGCGCCTCTTACACACCTGCGAATTCGGCCGGACCGCATTTTGTTGGCGGCCTGTACACTGGCGGAGATTTTGAGGCAGTCGAAGGTGGTGGAGGGATCACTGACGCCCCGCTGGATAGCACACTGTACGGAAGAAAGAATCAGGCATGGTACGAGTTCGGTTTGACCGACTTGGAAATCGATTCTTGGACTGGATCGTCGAGCATTTCACGGGTTGGAACTGTGACTTCCGGAACATGGACAGGAACAGCCATTGGTGACGGCCACATTAGTTCCGCGGAAACGTGGCACTCGAAGCTTAGCGATCCAGATGGCGACGGGAAGCTGTATGGCCGCAAGCGTGAGGCTTTGGCCACGTCAGGGACATGGGAGGAGTTGTCGTTCCTAAGTGACGTTGTTGATCCCCTAGAGAGTGTCTTGTACGCCCGCATGGAAGGCGGCTGGGCGATTGTGAATCTTGAAGACCTGGGCATAGGAGACTGGATCGGATCGGACTCCATCGTGAACGTCGGGACCATTGTGGATGGTGTCTGGACGGGCACTCCGATTGACGACGACTACATCGCCTCGGCCGCTGAGTGGAATCTCAAGGTGGAGGATGTTGACCCAGCCAAAGGACCATCGCTTCGGACTGAAGATCTCTGGATGCCTCTTGTTGGGACGAGTGGCGAGATCCTCGTCACTGAAACTGGGGGAAATGTCCAGCTAAGTCTGCACAAGGATCAGAATGGAACCGTTACGATTGGGAACATTGGAGCAAACACCGGATGGTTTACGATTGGTGCCTTAGGAACTGCGTACATCTCCACTGCTGCGCATATAACCGGACCATTGGATGTCACTGGTGCGTCAACCTTCTCGGGTGCGGTTGTCATCTCCTCGCCAGCGGGGCTTGTTGTTTCAGGTGATGCCGGGCTGTCCGTTGCGCACCATGTGACCGTAGCTGGGCCAATAAACTGCCAGAACGCCGTGGTGTCGGCAACACTCACATCGTCCGGGTACATCGCGAGCGAATCGGGAAATCTCTACGCAGGTGGAACTGCGACGTTTGGTAATGTTGTGTTCAAGAAGGGGTTGTACGTCAGCGGGGCCATTCCTTCATTCCCGACAACCTCGGCCTGGTATGCCGCGTCGTCTGACGGATGGAACGATCTTTCCACCTGGGCAGGGTCGTCATCCATCACGAATGTAGGGGACATCTCTTCTGGAACTTGGAAGTCTGCAATCAACACCACTGCAAGTTGCTGGATGTACTCCCTAGTGTGCTCTGCACTCACTTGTACTGGTTCTGTGAGGGGTGAGTGGGCGGGGTCTCCGATTTCGGTTGAAAAAGGTGGCACAGGTCTTACTACGGGAGGAACGGCTGGGTATGTACTCACGTCGAACGGACCAACGGTGACCCCGTCGTGGAAGGCATCTTCCGGAAGCGTTGCGTACCCTATTGCCGTCAATAAGGGAGGAACCGGACAGACTGGGTACGGCAACTCCGGCCAGGTTCTTATGTCGAATGGCTACGGAAACGCAGCGTCGTGGGAGGATGCTCCAACTGGAGATGGGTCAGGAGTTACCTATCCAATTTCGATACAGAAGGGCGGTACAGGACTCACGTACGTTGGCAATTCAGGGCAAGTTCTCATGTCGAACGGAAATACGATCGAGTGGAATAGCGTGAGCGGCAGTGGAGGAACAGATCCTTCTTTTAACAGCGTCAGAACCAACGTCCTCTATTTCAATTGAACAGGTGACACTGTGTCACATGGGCTTCTCACGATTCATGGAGTTGTTAACGTCGAAGGCTATCCGGCCATTGACTTTGAGACGAAGTATGGACACCGCGACTATCTGGTGTGTACTCAAAGGTGGAAGTCAGGTTCAGCAGGTGAACGAAAAGGAGTAGCTATCACGGGTTATCCGTACCTCGGAGCGACGCTTGGATCAGGCGCTGATTGGTACTACTCCGCAGATTGCTACAGGATTGGCCCGCAAGAGGATAAGTATTTCGATCCGTACCCGTACGCCAATTACCAAAACAGCTACGGAGAGGTGGACGGTGGCTACGAGTGGGAGCACTACTACACTGGTGGCAACTATACCCACACGATTTGGCACAACATGATGGCCCTTGGGTTAGGTGGGTTCGAGTGGCTGAAGTTCAAGGGCCGTTCTTCCTGGACAACGTACAATGAACGCCCATAGCGAAGTGTGTGGAGTGGATTCGTAAAGGAGGAGTCGAGATGGCATCTGTAACAGTTTCCAATCCGTACCAGTATAGTGGGTACACCTACACGCCGTCCGAGTGGACGTCTTCTGACGTTTCGCCCACCTGGGACAACTCGGGCGTGACGAGTCCGTACCAGTATGAGGCATTCGACTGGTACAATCCGAGTGCGGACCTTGAGGGCTACGGCACCGCACAGAAAGAGGAACTCCAGAAGGAATGGCAGGGCGCCTTGTCGAAGGGGATGCAGAACCTGACGGATAGAGGTCTGTCGGCCACGACGATTGCCCCTTCCGTGCGGTCTGGATACCAGCGGCAGGAATCGGCGGCCGAGAACTCGCTTGCCGAGCAGATTGCAGCGATGAAGGTCAACTACCAGATGCAACTCCAAGAGCAG